TCGCCAATACCTGTTCCACCAGCAGTTACTACTCCTTCTTTTCCGAAGTGTGTTGCCATTTTTTATTTTCCTTTTTACTTATTTGTTTATCTTGTTTTTCTTGTTTTTCTTGTTTCCAACCTAAATCTAAAAAATTATCAAGTTGAGTTTCGTTAATAGTAACCTCATTCCCATCCTTATATAATTTAATGTCTTTAGCCATAAAGTCTTTTACTATTTATCTTCTTCTTCGTCAATATCTTCGTCATCATTATCTTCATCAAAATCTTCCTCTGAGTCATCTTCCCATTTCTCATCTTCTACATCATCTCTTAAATCAGCAAGTAAGTCTTTGACTTCTTCACACATTATTGATTCCTTGTCATGCAATTTCTCAATGCTATCTATTTTCTTTTCTATTTTGTCTATTATTTTATCTTTAGTTGCCATAGTTTCTCCTTTTTTATGGTGTTCCAGCTTGATACTGATACATACATCTAATTGTCATTCTTATACCACCAACAGGAAACAATGTACCCTCGTCAGTTTCTACTTGTATAATTTCTGTATCAAGTGCATTACTATCTCGTGTAATATCACTTTCTAACGCAGTTTCAATAGCAGTAATTAACTGATTTCTTAATGTATCAATATTAGTATCTGAGCCTTTGACAAATCCCAATATTACAAAGTCTATTGTTCCATGCCTTGTTCTAGCACCACTTCCTAATTCAGAATCATCTCTATTTTCTTCTGAAGTTTGTACGATTACTGCTGGGTATTGTTGTTGTGATAATTCTTCTAATTGAAAAGGTTGTCTAGTACATAGCTTTACATCAGGAGAACTAATGGCATCTATTACTGTTTTTATATTACTTGCTATGTTTTCTCTTACACTCATATTCTCATCGCATTAAGTTGTCTTATCATAAATTTATTAAATCCCTTTTGTATAATGGATTCTGTTCTTTGATTAAAGCCAAAAAATTCTCTTTTTGGCTCGTTTAATACTTGATTAAATAATGCTCTTTTACGCATTTGTGCATTTGAAAAATTTACACTAATTTTATTTTTTCCTGTTTTTTTAATAGTTCTACCAGATGGAGTTAATGCTCCTAACATTCTTCCTGTATAAAATAAATCAACTTTAGTAGATTTTCCCTCTCTTTGTAATTGTTTTAAATAACCCTCAGAGTAAGGTGCAAAAGGAACTCCTTTAAAATCAATTCCTTTGCTTGTTTTAGTTCTAATAATATCTAATAAATGAAACCCAGCTTGTAGAAGTCCTTTATCAATTAGTCTTGGAAGTTTTTGCTCCAATTTTTTATATTTTTTTTGGAGATGTTTAGCATTGGTTTTTATATTTGCTTTAAGCATTACCTATTTAATCTTCGTAAGCCATGCAAAGGCTCTCTTTCACTTGTAGAGATTGTTCCACCAGCATCGCTATCATATTCAACACCATCTTCTAAAATTGCTCTCCATTCTTTGTTATATTCTGAAGCATAGTGTTCACCCATTCTTTCAAATCTATCTTTTTCTGTCTCAGGTCTAAACTTAGATAATGATGGTAAAAAATATCTTGATAAAAATAAATATACACCAGCTCTTGTGAACTGATCTAAATTAACTTTTGTATTAACCATTTCAGCAGTATTAAGAACTGTAATATCTGTATATACATTTGTTTTATATACAGGCCACCACTCAATCCTTAACTGTCTAAAAATATCGTTTGTTGTTTGAGTAATGTAGTATGAAACTTTAGAATCGTTTGACGCAATACCAAAACTAAAAGCATCTGGTTGATATGTTTCTATTTCGACAACATCACAAACATTTGCACCTGTAAAGTTTGCCATATTAACCTACCAAACTAATAATAATTACAATAGCAATAATAACACCAGCAGTTACTTTTGGATTATCCTTTGCCATTTTCCAATATTTTTTTAATTCTTTCATTTCTTTTTCCTTGTTTTTTTTTTCTTTGTTTTAAGTTCAACGACTTTATCAGAAATGTCTTTTACTGTCGCTTTTTTAATTTCTTTTTTTACTGCATCAACAGGAGCAAAACCTCTCAATTTAAAAGTTTTTATATTAGCTTCATATTGTTCTTTTGATCTTGTTATTACCTTTTTTCCATTTGTTAATTTTATATCCATATATTCTCCTTTTTAATATAAGGGCGATTTCTCGCCCTTATAACTATCTTATTATTGTATTGATGAATCTACATTCATTTCAACACCATAAGTATCGTGTAATTCGCCTACACCATAAACTGATGTTGCTACAATCTCATCTGCTCTAAGAGACGCATCTCTTTGAGTTTCGATTTTAAGGTCTTGCATCATAGCCATTCCTAAAGCGTCTCTATGGAATACTGCACCTTTATAATCGCCTGTAGTTCCTGGATTATTACCAGAACTGTCTGCCATATTTGAAGTTTCAAATATATTAACACCAGCTACTTTACCAACGAAACCATTTCTTAATGCTTCGTTTGATAATTCAGTATCTCTACCAACAAATGTATTTGTTAGACCGCTTTTTAGGTCATACGCATTTAGAGGATGAAATACTCCTGATATTTCGGTTGTTGGAACTCCTGTTTTTCTTAATACTGCTACTGCATTAAATACATTAGCCGCACTTAGAACTGCCGTTCCATCTCCAACTTCTTGTGAAAAGCCATCAAATAGTGCAGTTAAATCTACATCTATTTTTTTTGCGATTGCTTCTCCAAATAATCTACCAATATCTGCCGCAACATTTCTTGGTGCAGAGTTTCTTGCTAAATCTGTTAGAGTAGTCATTATTCCATTTTCTGATGCCGTAATAGTTACAGAAGATGGGTTGATTGCCGTGTTAGATAAATCAGATGCTTCCGATACCGCCGCCGCAGAAACTGCCGCATAGATTGGAACTTCAACTGCTTTTCCACCACCTTGTATTGCATAATTCTTTACAAGTGGTCTCATTACTGATCTTTCACTTGCTACGAATAATGCTTCAGCTACAATCTCAGTATATAATTCCGAGAGTGTAGAACTTGTGCTTTCGTTTGCCATTGTGTTTGTCCTTTATTTTTTATTTATTTGTTAAGTTAATCTGAGTAGGTTTTGAATCTCGTTCTTTGCGATACTCTGCATATTTAGCACGATCTTCTGGCTTACCCATATCTAAATCCTGAATATTGAAAGGTTTTACAGTTTTACCACCGATGCTCTGCTGACTCCCTGAACCAGCCAATGACCCTTGCGAGAAATGTGGGTTTGCATCTAAGAACTCTTTAACTTTTTCTTCAATCGTTAAAAGTTCGCCTTTAGAGTTATATCTGATGTTTTTATTATTATCAAGTATTTCAACTCTATTATCTTCAGTAAGTCTAACTTCATCTTTTAGTAATGAAACAACTTGACTTGGCGATATAGCTTTATTTCTTGAAGCAACAGAAAGTATTTGATTATCAATTCTTTCTTTTTGGATTGCTTGTTTATATTTTGTGATCTCAGTATCTTTTTCAGCTATTCGTTCTTTCATAAGCTTTTCAAGTTCAGATTTTGATTTAGCTTCTTCTACTTGTTTAACTTTCAAAATTTCTTCTTCTTGTTTCTTAACTTCGTCTAACTGTCTTTGATGTTTTGATTTTTCAGCTTCTAATCTTTGTTTGACTATTCTATCTACATCTTCTTGATTAAAAGTGGTACTTGGTTTTGTTTCGTCAGTTTTAGTTTCTTTAACTTCAGCTTCCTGAACATCATTTTTCGGTTGATTAACCTGTTTGTCATCTGACATTTTTTCTCCTATTTGTTTATATTACAAGTTCGCCTTTATCATCATACCAATCAGGATTGACATAACTAAATTGATGTCTGCAATTATACCCACCTCTGACCACAAGTGGATTGCCTGATTTTTTACCAGACCAACTTGTACTTTGCCAAAGGCTTCTAATTTCCTCAATGGTAAAAAGACCACCTTGTCTCTTGTTATATACACCATTAACTAAATTTCTGCAAAGGTCTCTAGTTGTTGGTATTACATCTCCATAGTATTTAACAAAAGTCAGCCCAGCATCCCTTGATTTATTGAAGTTTAGGGTTGCATCAAAATCTCGTAAAGAATCGTTTAATATCTGACTAGCATATCTTTTCATATTTTCTCCAGCCCTGTCTCTTGCAAATTTAGATTGTAGTGTCTGTATTGATTTATCTACTTGTGCTTTTTTTGACTTATTAAACTTGTTTCTATTAATATAATTTATTAATTTTTGTGCTTCTACATCATCTGAACTAGCATAAATACCATTAATTGTTTGTCTAAGTTCTTTTTCTAAATCAGTAAATTCAGTTCCAACTAAAGTATTTTGATAAACCTTTTCTGATAATTTTCTAGTAAAAGTATTTGATACATCTTTAAACTGTGTGTAATATTGTTGCTTTAAATTTTTAACTAATGCTAAATCTCCCTTTGTAAGTTCTTGAAATTCAATAGGAATATTACCTATTCTTTTAAATGCTTTTTCAATTCTTTTAGCTTGTTGATTAAAACCTTTTCTAACAACTGTATCAGACCAAGCTAAGTATTCTTTATCAAGTATTGCTTTTATTTTTGGTCTAATTGCTATGGCACTTTGAAGTTCAATAAGTTTGCCATCTGTTGTAGGTAAATCTTTATTAACTAATGCAACTACTTCTCTTTCTATTCTATCTAATGTTTGGGTAAGTGTTCTATAAAAATTTGCTTCTGCAATTTCTATTTGCTTTATTCTATATTCTGTTGCGTCTTTTACTATATCTGACATTCATTAAATCTGCTCTTGCTCTACTTCT